AAACGAGGGCAAGTTATTGGCGGCATAATTGATCGCTTGTGGGGAACTATCGCCGTTTACACTCAGAATTACAGATTCCAATTGTGTAGATATTAGACCTTCGTTATTCTTGACTTTTAGTAATCTCTGCTCTTCTCTGCCAGTTAGCAACTTAACAAGAAGTGTGATCTGGGTCTTTGGCAATACACAGGTAAGTGTGCCGTCGCCATTGTTTTTTACATTTAACGATTCGTCAAACTCTCCATTTATAATTTTTGATGAGTTTAGATCAAAAGTATAATCTTGTTTTGCTTGGCAAGCGGGGCATTCAATAGTGGTAGAGTAATCGTTGCCGTAGCCCGAAACTCTTGCTGAAATTATTATTGCGTTCCTATCGCCAACCAAAAGCGTGGAAGGATCAATTGATTTATTTATGATTAGGCTTTGAATAAGCTTATCAAGGACTACACCCTTTTTAAGAAGAGATCTTGAAGTAAGGATGTCTTCTTCTTTGGCAGTCATCTGCTTGATTTCAACAGAAGTCTGGTTATGTAGTGGGTGCCCTTCTGGATAAAAGCGACCCTGTGAAGGAAGGTCCACAAACTCTGTTGGGACCACAAATGAAAAGCCGCCTCCACTTTCTGCTGGGGGGCTTGTGTCGTGCTGGACTGTGTTTCCAACACGATTCTTGTTTCTTGACAATTTACACCTCGCGTCTTATATTGTCTAAATTATACCTTGAAGAACTCGCGACCACCACTACTAACTGCTGATGAATCGGTAGCAGTTTCAACTCTCGCCCAGTCGTACTTGAGAGTCACAGAAACTTCAGTAAGCTCGTCATCGCCGTAAGAGAGGCTATCACCAAACTTGACATCCTGAATAAAGGAGTTCCAAAGAGTCCAAGTTTCAAGTGGGTTGCCGTCTGAATCAATCTGGGTAATGGTAACAATACCAAGAGCCCCAGCCGCCTTTGCCTTGGAAATGGTTCCAAGAGACGTGGTGTCGGTTGGAGGAGAATAGCCGCTCTGTACAAGAATGTCGGAGAATGTAGCAGTCATATCAGGCTCAACTGGATCAACCATAGTTATAGCAACCTCGTTCCACGTAACAGCACCAGGGTAGTAAAAGGTGTGGTTAAGGTATTTGTGCTCAGCAGCATTTACTGCGAATGAGGGCTTCTGTGCGCTCTTGGCGTACCAAGCAAGGGCGCCACCGGGAGTAGCATTGATACCGTTGAATTCAACGATAAATCTAAAGTTACGTTTTGGGTCTTTGAGGGTTGTATCCTCACCAAAGTTAGTTGACCAGAATGGCATTTGTTAGGTTCTCCTATGTTTCATAAATAAGTAGTGGGTGGGGGCAAAAGCCCCCGAGTTATCAGTCGTCAAATGATGCGCCAGTTGAAGCAACGATGAAGTCGATAGCGATGTACTCGATTGCTCTTGCGGGCTTAATCATAATCTTTGCGTACACAATGTTCTGATCGATGAGATCAGGAGTTGTGGTGGTCTCGTCTAGAATGAGCCTGTAGTCGGTGATACCAAACTGAGTCTTCACATTTGCGAGGAATGGCTCAATAAGACCCTTGAAGCGGTTCCAAGTTGCCTGTACGTTCTGCTCAAAGAGAATTTGAGTGGAAAGTATGGAAATCTGCTTTTTGAGGAAGATAACCAGACGACGAACGTTGATTCTATCAAGGGCAGAAGGTCTCTCTTGAAGAGTCTTTTGCCCGAAGACAACAATACCGGTGCTTGGGAAACTAGCGATCGGGTTGATACGTGCTTCGTAAAGGTTGTCACGATCCTTAGAGGTCAGGCGACGTGAAACACTCGTTACTGGAATGCCAGCGGCACCATCGGAGAGACCGCCTCTGTTGAACCCTGCGGGAGCGAACCACACCTGCGAGCTACGCTCGGAAGAAGCGAGGACGCCCATCATAGCAACAGTGGGGGGAACCCAGAGAGCCTGACCGGTGCCTTCATCCACGGTTTGTACCCAGGGGTAGAAAGTGGCACCGTATGATGAATCAATCTGGCGCTGGCGAAGTGCGTTAGCTGCCTGTGTGGGGCTGGAAGCCTGTCGATCCTTGATGTCGGCGTAGTATGCTTCGTGATTTGGTAGATAAACATCAGGTAGATCGATTAGTGCTAGAGCATCTGCTCTGTCTTCGCAAACATTTACCATGTGTGTTGTCAGTCCATCCTTGGTTAGACCTGGGACAGCCAAGAGGTTCATATCTACAAATTCTGGATCAGCAACTGTGTCTATGGCACGCTTGTAAGTATTGTAGATGTAGCTTGTTTTGTCGGTTGCCGCACTAGCAATGCCCGCGTTATATAGAGGATCTGGCTTGGTGATATCAAAGCCGTCAAAACCACCCCAAAGAGGCGCTGTAAATTTGTCATAACCGAGGTCAATCAGATCCTTGTAAGACTTACCAGATTCGGCGGTGTAGCTTGTTTCTGCGGTTCTGGAACCACTTTCAAAGGAGGCAGCAGAGGTAGAAGCAAGAAGATCGTCCATTGTGAAAACATAGGAGTATTCTTCTAAGCCAGTACCGCTCGCTCCCCAACCACTTTGTAGCCAGAGTCTGTGATAGTCTTTGACGGATGCGTCACCACGAGTGGAGGAAGCATCTCTAGTTGCCTGCATCCCGAAGTAAGCATCGGTCTGATCGGATAGTCCGCCATCGGAGGCAGAGTGGCGAAGACGCACAACTGGGAAGGCAAGAGAGCCAGAGAAGACGCCTAGCGCGCCAGACAAAATAGCGCCACCACTACCAGTTCCGAATGTTGTTCCAGTGGAAATGTAAGTGCTAGTAACAGAAGAGTCAACACTTCCTGTTATAGTGCCGGTATCGGTGAAGTTTGGGGGACCAAAGTAGCCGAATGGAATTAGAGAGTTGGCATTCTGGATGTTACCTTCGTTGATGTCACTGACATAAATAAACTTGGACTGGTTGGGGTATTCTCCATACTGTCTAAGTCTTCTTTCGCTCTCATTCCATTCAAAGTATTGATCACCAATCTTTCTAGAAATGTAATTTGGAGATCTTGGATCTAGGCTGAGATTGTCAAATCTTTCTAGAATAACTGGGTTACTATCGGTATCAGTGAGAGAGCGCAGTACAACTGAGAATGAACCAAAGTCACTAGTTTGAGTGTTGGAGTAACGAATCTTCTCTATTGAGACCTTAACGTTCTTATGTAGCCATTCGCCATGCCCACGACCCTTTAGTTTGAACAACTTGGATGCGGCTTCGGGCTGATAATTGGCGGCTGCCCCAAGATCCTGCCCGATAAACCAGCCGGTTTGGGCTTCCTGGGTGCCGCGCTGCATTTTGGACGGACCTTCGCCACCGCGCTCGATTGGCCAAATAACACCAAACATCTTGCTAGAAACCTGGGAACCGGCATCACTACCAGTAATCAAGCCACGGAGACCGTCTCTCACTTCTTGGGTAAATGTTTCACCAAGCCAGTAGTTTCTTTCAAGATTGGAAGCATAAAAGTTTCCTCCTTCAACTAGCTGCGGGTTCGTGTTAAAGACTTTTCTAATGAACCTTTGGTCGGTATCATCAAAGTTGAAAAGGAATTTTTCGTCAGCGTTTGTGCTTGACTTGGAACCCTTCACAACAGCAGTGAAATGTCCGCTGTTGTCACTCTCAACAACCATGCCTATGCCCTCAAGAGCGGCGGCGTCAGCAGCAGGGGTTCTGGCTGCGTTTCCTGAAAGCTGGATTGAGGCACTCTGGTCGATATAAAAGACCGCACCAAGGATGCCTTTGCCAATATCAGATGTGCCAGCAGCCTCGCCAAAGCGCTTCGCTGCGCCGGGTCCACCAGAACTTGATGGAAAAAGCCAGAGACCATATGCTCCACCATTTTCTGCCTGTGTGGCTGTATCGGGGGGAGTAGCGTCTTTGACGGTCTTCCATCCAGCTACACCGTCTGAAGTTTTGTTGTCGTTCTCGACACCAAGAAGTCGAACATAAGTGACTGGTGCCACCGATGCGTTTAGGAATGCCTTGGCAGCATAAGTGCCATACATTGGTGACTGGTAGTTGCCATCGCGGTATACATCGCCTCCAGCAAAACCGGGAACAGTATCTCCATACATCGTAACAAAGTCAGAATATGATTCTACTTTGACAGGCTGCATTGCTAGACCGCGAGTAGCGCGACCGATGATTACCGGTCCGATTGTGTCGGGTCTACGTGGACGGAATGAGTTATCAATTTCGTTGATAAACACTCCGGGTGATACAAATTTGAAACTTTTTACGGGCA